CCCCCACATCGTTCGCAGATTCCGGCCGGGACCAAGCGGCATGAAGCCGTCGAGCCACGCGGCCTGCTTGTCGTCGACGCCCGGACGCAGCGTCGCAGTGTTGATGCCTTCGAAGGCCTCGAAGATCAGCGGGTCGGGCGGACCGGCGGGAGTATATGGCGTCGGTTGATCGGCTTGGGGTTGGGAGGATTCGATCATCAGGGCCGGCCGTATGGATTCACTGCTCGGCTAACTCGAGCGTGTTGTGAATATCCTAGGGTCATTTTATCGAACTGCTGTTCGAAGAACTTAGCTGCGTTGTAATTTTGCAATTCAACCATCGCCAACTGAGCGGCCATGTACGGAACAGCATCGGTCCACGGCAGCGGGATCGCCTCGGGCACCGAGTTGTCGAGCGTCATGTCGGACGGCAGGCAGAAGCAGTCGTATTCGATCTGATACAATTGCGAAGGCGGCGGGTAGAAATAGAAGCTGCCGCCGGTGCCCTGTCCGTATTGCGAGCCGAAGCTGGGCACATATTGATAGGTGCCGGTCGAATACTGGCGCACCTGCGCCTGATAAACCGAGAAGGCGATCATCGGCAGGCTGTAGCGGTACTGGGCATAGATCACCGACGCGCTTTTAATAGCGTAGACACTATCGACGCCGGGCCAGTTGCCGACGTAGATGTCGCTGAAATTGTAAACCTCCTGCCCTGGGTTGAGCGTATTGATCGGCGACACCGCAACGGTTGCAGTTGCCCCGATGCCAGGTCCGGTCGCATCCGTGATCGTGATGATCGGCTGGAAATAACCGTCGCCGCCGTCGTTGATGTCGATGCCCGTGATCACGCCGCCATTGAGCGAGACGCCACAGGTCGCCTGCCTTCCATTCGGCGATGGCAGCGTACCGCTCGGCCAGTCGGGCGTCGTGATGGTCGCGATCGGGTTGACATAGCCGCTGCCGCCCGCGGTCACCTGCACCGACACACACTGCCCGGAGATCGGCGTCAGGCGACGAATGCATTGCGTGCGCGCCGCCACCTCGCGGCGGGCGCGGTTGATATATACCAGCAGATCATCCGGGTTCTCGAACTGCTGCTTCTGCTCGCGCAGGAAGCGCTGACACTGTTTTAAATGGGTGAAGGCGTCGACGATCATTGGGCGCCTCCCGCCTTGATGCCCATCTTCTGCGCCTGCGCGGGATCTCCGGCCTGGCTGTACAGCCAGCTGTTGACGCTCGGGTTGGACTGGTTGCGTGCCCGCGACATGAACTCGTTATAATGCCCCTTGTACATCTGCGCGGCATCCGCCATGCGAGCGTTGGTCTGCGCCGACATCAGGGCGAAATAGGCGGCGAAGAACGGCACCGCATCGGTCCAGAAGTACGGCAGTGCCTCGACATCGCTATCGGCCGCCAGTGCCTGCGGATAGCAGACCGTGTTGCAATTGAGCTGGTAGATGTCGTCCGGCAGCGGCGAGACGTAGAACGACCCGCCGTTCACGGTGGTGTTGGCGACGCCGCTCGGAGCCGCGCCCTGACCATATTGCGCCCACTCCTTCGGCGGACCAGGTTGCGGCGCGGCATTGTTGCGGTTGTACAGCGAGAACCATGGCCACGCCCGCGGCGTCATCCACAACTGCCCATTGCCGGCGACGTAATGCATGCTCTGGATGTTGATCACGCCTTGCACGCCGGTAGTTGCGGGCACGCCGACATTGATGCCGGAGAACGGGTAAGACTCCTGACCAACCACAGTCGAGATCGTGCCGTGAACGCGGATGCACTCGCCCTCGCCGGCGACCTGCCCGCGCGCCGTGTTGATGAACCGCGTCAGGTCGGCGTCGGAATACAGGCTGGTGGAATTGCTGCCGGGGAGCTGAAGCAATGACCGGGTCGAGGTGAGATAAGACGTCAGCAAAGCAAGGCACTCCTTTGCCGACTACCTTACACCTTCCTCAGAACGATATAGCTGGGAAGAATAGAACGCTCGGCGTCGATGACGTGGTACGATTGGGAACCATCGGGGCCCTGACAGAGAATGTAGCCGTTGCGCTGCATTGCTCCCTGCTGGGCCCCGACGAAATTGACGTTACCCGCCGATACGACATTGCCGGCCATATCCGTATCGCCAACCTGCAGCACCTTGGCCGCGTTATAACGGGCGTTCGAACTGACGCCCGTCAAACTCTGGCTGAAGGTCTCGGCCATTTACGGTCCCGGCTGGATGATCGCGATATCCGGACGGCTGCCCATGATAGCCGTGAGCCCGGCAACAGTACTCAGCCCGCCTGCCGGAACACCCAAACCTGCGATCGTAGGTGCCGACTCGAACAAACCGCCATCATAAACTGTTGCCGGAGCGCCCACGCTGAGCGATGCCGCGGTAACTGCAATCTGCGCAGGGCGAGGCATGAACGTCAGATAATTCGCATCAGGACCGTTGACGATCGACCCTGCAAGCGGAGCGCCGCCGTAGGTAACAAACCCAACGCCGCCGGTACCATAACCGGTACCCGCGCTGGTAAGGGTTCCCGACACGATGGTCTGCAACACGTTCGCCGTCAGCGAGGCAGGGCCGCTGCCAGCACCGCCGACCGACAGCGTCACCGAACCCAGCGAACCGTTATTGAGCGGAGCGCCATTATTGGTCACCAGCACGCCGGTGATCGCGCCGGCCGAAGCCAGCGAGAACGTCACCGAGGCCTGCGTGATGCCGGTGGCGAGATTCGGATCAAACGGGCTCGGCACCACCACGGCGGTCGGAACCGTCGGGTAGCCGGCGCCGGGATTGGTGATGCTGACCGAGGAGATCGACCCGCCGGAGCCGATCACTGCGATCGCCGTGGCCTGGATACCGCCAACGCCGTTCGCATTGACGTTCGCCGGGGGCGGCGGCGGGATCATGATGATCGGGGGCACACCATAACCGGCGCCCTTGGTCGGAACGTCGATGGTGAACGTGCCGGTGAGGCCGAGCGCGCCGCCGACGATCGGAAGCAGGGTCGGAGACGCACCGTTGCCGAAAGTACCGATCGCCGTGATGGTCGTGGTAGCCTGCACGTAGCTGGTGCCGCCGTTGATGATCGATGCCGAAACGATGCAACCGGTCAGGTTGGCGATGCGCTGGGTGAATCCGTCGGCCGTGACGAAAATCTGCCCGCGGGTCCATGCCGCGCCGGCCGACATCGTCCAGGTGTTGGTGACCGGATCCAGGAACTGCAGGACATTGTACATCCCGAGAGTGATGATCCAGTCGCCGGCCGGCAGCACGAACGAATCGCCGGGCGCGAGGCCAAGGCGGTTGCTCGAAGCATCAGCCGGAGCGTTATTCAACTGACTAGGATACAAATTTTGGGCCGGGGGCAGCCCTTGACCGGGTCCAGCTAAAGGCACGGGCATATTAGATTCTCCTTGCCGTCATCAGATTTTGAGGGTATATTTCGAGGTATGAACATAACCTCAAAACCGTGCTTACAGTGCTCCGAACCGATCGGGGCAGATAGAAAGAAATTCTGCTCTCAGAAATGCGCCATGAAGTGGCACAACCATCGAGTACCTTGGTCCGAAAAACCGGGCCGAAATGCTGCCAACCTGCGTGCGAAAGAACGCTACTGGCAAGATCCCGAAGTAGCACGCGCCAAGGCAAGGAAGTGGCGCGAGCTAAACCCCGATTCTCATAAGATACACATTCATCGCGCCAAACAGAAAAACGCAGCCGCGATAAAAGACCAGAACGCTGAGTGGCGCGAAAGAAATCGCGAAAATCTTCGAGAGCGCGCACAAATATTTCACTACCAGACGCGCGAAAAGACGCCTTGGAAACATATCCTTCGAAGCCGTTTCCGAGACGCGCTGAAACGCGGCATACCGTTCGAGCTAACCCCCGAGTGGGCTGCGGCGCGGTGGACAGGGTACTGTGAAATGTCCGGTATCCCATTTGATCTCACTAGAACTGTTGTAGGCTTCTATTCTCCGAGTATCGATAAAATCGAACCCGAAAAAGGATACTTGCCTGACAACTGTCGCTTCGTGCTTTTCTCCGTTAACGGGTTCAAAAGTGTTGGAACCGATTCCGATGTACTTCGCGTTGCTAAGGCCCTGCTAGATACTGCAAAACTAAAAAGCTGCCCCGGCCAAGTTGTAGCCATAGAAACCGCTGACTGACTTGGCGGTCAGAATATCGTAACCGACCACCACGACGCCCTGCTGGCCGATCTGGCCGAGCGGAACGAGCGAATAGAAGCCGGAGAAGTCGAACGCCGCGTCTTCCGACATGTACATTGACGTGTACTTGACGTTGACGCCGAAGCAGCTTCCCTTCGGACAAAAGTGATCCGCGAAAATCGGGATGCCGGACACCACGAGGTTCGGGAAGGACGATCGCACCGCGGTGTCCATCGTGTAGGTCGAACCCGGCGGTGGGTTGATCTGCTCGATCGAGATGAAGGTGTTGTTGAGCGTGGCGTAATCGCCCGGATTCATCACCACGTAAGTCGGCGCTTCACCGCCCGCCGCGTCGGTGACGCCGGCCAGCAAGGTAGCCATGCCTGCCCGAGTGAAGCCCGCGGTACCCTGCGAGTAGGTGCCGGAGTTCAGGTTGATGTACTGGCCCTTGAAGGCCGAGTTGCCCTGCGCGTTGCGGTTGATGCCGCCGTAGGTCGGCACGTTGGTGCCATCATCGAAGGCGTTGTAGAATGAGTCGGGCAGCAGCGGGTTCGCCGAGTTGTTGGTGAACATCAGCCGCGCCATATTCTGGCGGGTGACCGCGTAGACGTCATTCATGCGGGTCTTGAGCAGACTGACCTCGCGGTCGGTCGCCTGGATCACCGTTTCGCCGAACGGCAGCGGGACCGGGACCACCCAGTAGGCCAAATTCCATTGGCCGTTCTGGATGCCGGGGGTGATAACGGGGGAATTGAATCCTCCACCGTACCCGGTCCATTGACCTTGGACCATGGAATTTCCTTGCAACGGTATAGTGACCTGATTCAGGCCGCCGGCAGCGCGCTGCGAATTGCCCAGCATGTAAAATAGACATGGACTACCGAAATAAAGCTGGACAAAGAGCTTCGGAACGAATGCCCTTCGAGTCACAGCCGATAATTCGGTGTATAATGAGCCTGCGGCGGGGGCGACGCCTAAACCGGGAAGGGGCATCTCAGTCTCCTATTTAGCGACGTGCGCCGCGAAGTTCCATGAGCGTTTCATTCGCCATCCGCCCAACGATGGCATCGGCAACCGAACCATCGCCCTTGTTGGCGATCAGGTCGGCGATGGCCTTGTCGGTGCCAGGCGCCGAGGTGTCAGTGAAATTCCACTTGTCGCCGGTGATGCCGGACGGGGTCGCGGGCATCTGCGGGGGATTGGCGCGCTCGAAAATGGCAACGGCATCGTCCACGTCGATGAGACCCTTGGTCTCCATCAGCTTGCGGACGGCTTCGACGCCCTCATCGGTGTAGTGGCCCTGAGACTTGAGGCGGGCGAAGGCGGCTTCCTGCTTGCCAGCGATCGCGGCCAGGGTCTGCTCGCGCTTCTCGTCCTCACGCTCTTTCTTCAGCGCGGCGACTTCGTCGTTGAACTTCTTCTCGAGCGCGGTGACGGGCGCCAATTGGGCGGCCTCGGCATCAAGCAATGGGGTCGCCGCGTTCGGATCGACCAGTTTCTGGGCCTGCTCCAGCAGGCGACGGGATTCCGGCTTGGCAACCATGCGGGAGGCCACGCCACGCAGCGCGACCATCTGGTTATACTCGGCTTCGTCGACCTCGACTGTCTTCGCCATGGCTTACTTGCTTCCCGTCATGGTGCCGGCGTTCGGAACGTGGCTGATGTTCATGGCCGGCGACTTCTCCTGGCCCGGCAGGTGCGAGGTGCGACCGCCAATGTCGATCTGCTTCATGCTGACCCGGATGATCTGCTCATCGCTCTCGGGGATCGACTTGGCGGAATTCTGGAAGATGTTGACGTTCGACATTGCTGTCTCCTCAGTAGCCGTGTCCGCGGCGGGGACGCTGGACATTGGTGACGCTCATATCCTTGTCGGGAATGTTCATCGCCGGTTCGTAATTCTGATGCATCTGGACCCGGGTCTGCGCGGTGCGCACTACGCCCGGATCGTTCGGACCCGGCATCTCGGTCTTGTTCTCGAAAATGGTGCTTTTCACGCGGCGGCTCCTTGAGCCTGTGGCTGCGCCTGCTTCTGTCGCATCTGCTGCACGGCCTGTGCCTGCTGATTGTTCTGCGCCATGGCGCGCTGCTGGGCTTCGATGGAATTCTTCTGGGCGGCGGGGGTGACCGATCCGGCGGGAACGAACTTGACCAGCTTGTTCAGGCAATCGAGCACTGCTTTACCGACATCCGAACTTGCGCCGACTTGCGGCAGGATCTTTTCCATCTGCTTCACGATGACCCCCAGCTCCTGCAGTCCGGCAGCTTCGTAACCCTTGTTCGGCGTCGCACCGGTGGCCGGTGTTTGTCCGAAGGGGGGTTGCGCAGGCTGTCCGCCCGGTGCTGCAGGAGCTGGGATAGGCATTGCGGAATTACTTCCGGCCCTTGCGGTGCTTGCGCTTGTTGGCGGTGAACATCTGGCGGCCCTTTCCTATCTAGGGGTTGAAGTCATCGCACAACCTTCATGGTCTGTGCCCACACAACCTCGTTTGGAACCGGGCGGAAGGCCAGCGCCGGAATTGACAAAAGTTCATAAGTTGTATAAGTGGTTCATCGGCCTTGGAATTATTTCGAAATAATCATGGGAATTAGCCCGACACAGTCACAACGCCCGTGGTTCACCGCCAAGGAAGCGGCCGACTACATCGGCGTTACCCCGACGACGCTCTACTCCTACATCAAGATGCGAAAAAATCGCCCGCCGGTGTTTCGACTGGCAGGCAAACCAAAAGGCGTGTGGAGATTCCCGCGCGAGGAATTCATAGCGTGGGCCAACGGCTCGCAGAAACAAGGGTGATCGATGTACAGCCTTTCAATCCACTTCGGACCGAACGCGATGGTGTGGGCGCTACTTTTCAAGGAAGAGGAAAAAGCCGAAAAAATTTTCGGTGCTTACGTGGATTTTAAAGCGACTAGTGCGGTCGATGGAATTTTTCTCGGTGCCGACGACTTCGGACAAACCTTCGCTATCCCATTTTCTGAAATTAGTGGCATTATGGCCGAGGACCTCGACCTCGTCGAGGAAGCCCGCATCCTGCGCAGCCTCGCCAACGCGCGAGGGGAAGTGAAGGCGCGAACGCGAGCGATGTCCGACCCGGTACTTCGAGGCGCGCAGCAAGGGCCCGGGGTTATCACGCCGAACTTCCGTCAGTGACGCCCGCCAGCGTGCCCGAGCATCTTCTCGATCGCCTTGTCCTTGCCTTCCGGCGATAGCTGCCCAAGCAGTTTCTCCTGCATCTGCTGACCAGCGGCCTTGCGCTGCTTGAGCGAAGCCTTGGCGGTCTCCTTATCGGGCACCGCGGTGTGATCGATGATGAACTCGCCGTCGACATCGCCGACCTTGCGCAGCGCGAACAGCAGTTGTGTTGCCTCGTCCGCGAAAATCGGGCTCGACGAATGACTGTCAACCGTGACGCGCCAATCCTCGGGCAAATCACTCAACATGAACGACGTATCTTCCATCTTCTCCGGGTCGGTCCAGTATTTCCGATCTTCCTTGGCTTCCATCATCGTCATGGTGAGATCAGCGCATGCCGCCAGTTGCTGCTCGGTCAACAGCGCGCGATCGCGCAGCGTCGGCGAGGCCGTCTTCATCAGCGTTTCCGCATGAGCACCGGCGCGCACGCCGGACTCACCCTTGCCCTGCATGATATCGGGGAATGAACCAAGCGTATTGATCTGCTCCTGTACGTATTTGATGATCGGCAACAACTCGGACGGAAATTTCGGCGTCAGATCCTCGACCTTCGAATTCGGCCCGCCGTTCCAGTACCCGGCCAGGCGAAACTGGGCGTAGGCTTCGTCCGTCATGGTGTTGTCGCCGGAGAACGACAGGATCTTGTCGATCTGCAACCCGATCAGCCGCTTCAGGTCGTCGCACAGCGCCGACAGGAAGCCCTGCGGCTCGATCAGATCGATCAACTCGCTACGTCCCCAGAACCAGTTCACCATCGGGTTAGGCTGGATCAACCGATACGGCTGTACGCGCTCGATCCCCATCAGGTTCGATAGTTTGAACCGCGTGACCAGGATATCGGGCTCGACGATCTGAATGGTCTGATAATCCTCCTCGCCCTTCACCCACAACTCGTGAAACTTCACTGTCGGGGCGCCGTCGGTCGGACTGATGGTCGGATAATTCGGATCGTTACCGAGCTGGACGATGCCGCCCGGCAGCGGACGCGTCGCCGCATTGACGCCGGTGTTGAGCTGCGAGGTCGATAGCACCTGATGGAAAAAGCTGTCCGGCCCAGAGCCGATCGATTGACCCATCTGGCCGTGCACCATGATGCGATCGAGCAACTTGTTCGCGTCAGGGAAGCGCCAGATGCGCTGCCATACCTCGGGGCGGGTCAGGTACGACGTCTCGCACATCGCTTCCTGATTATCGATGTCGCTCTCGCTCTCGCGATAGACGCCGAAATTCCACGGCATCACCAGTTTCTTCTCGTAATAAATCCGCTCCTTGCCGAGGGGACCTTCCGACTTCGGCCACTGCTTCAAGATCGCACAGCCGTACTTCAGACCTTCCTTGACGCCTTGGCCGAACAGCGTGCCGCAGCCGGACCGCTCCCAGTGCCGGGTCAGATGCTTGGCGGCGACCTGCCCGCGCTTGATGACGTCGGGCTTGTAATCGTTGTCGAAGTCGCAGGCGAATTTCAGTTCGATCGGCGAGAACAAATGCGACTGGGTGCGTTCGAGATGCGCGTTCATCATGTTGATGAGCGCCTTGTTGCCGTCGGGACGTCCGGTCTCGGCAATCTGATTCAGCAAACGATAGTAAGCTGCCCGGTTGCCCTGGCTGATCCGGCAGGTCTCGATCAATTCCGTTGCCGCCGGGATCAGTTCCTTCTCGGCTGTCGGGAGAGGGATCATGCTGCTTCCTTAACCCATTGCGCCCAGCCTCCGAGCAATAGTAATCCTCTGTATTCGGCCTCTACTACACAATAGCGCCACGTCCTTAGCCACGGCAAAAAATCAACCAGCAGATCAGGATGATCCCCGGGATAATGCCTAATTATATAACTGAGCAGCAGATCATTCTGCACTTCGGCAATGGGAGACCCGAAAATTGTTGCGTACTCACTCATACAGGCGACCTGTAATTCGGGTTGTTGGTGATCTCAAGCGGCAGCGGAGCACTCCCGATTGGAGCCAGGGCCGCTTGTACCCGATTGCGCGAGCGCAGGCCAGCATGTGGGGCCACACCGGTGTGGGCCTGTGTCGCGAAATTCTGGGCCTCGGCCACACCAAAGCCGGTCGGCATGCCTCGCGCCTGCATCTCGGCCATCCGCTGGGTCACGGGGTTGTTGACTTCTACCGCGGAGAACTCGGCGTCCTTGCGATCGTTGAGGTTGGTGATCTTGAGATTTGACATCTCAGATACCGGGACACCGGCCATCGCGGCGCCGAGTTCAGCCCGCTTCTCCGAGCCGTCCATGATGTCGCGCGCCACCTTGTCGTTGTTTTTCGACTTCTGCGACAGGAAGGCGGGCATCACGACGACGTTGTCGGGCACCCGGTTGTTGATGTCGGCGCTGCAAAGCGGGCAGAAATCCGGCCAGCCCTGCGTGACGTCGTATTTGAACTTTTTCTCGCAGGCGGGACACTTCAAAACTACTGCCATTAGTGATTAAATCCTTGTGCAAACGCCCACAATAGGAACACTAAAAAGGCAAGCACTACTCCCATCCCGCCTACAATCAAGACGAATTTCACAACGTCAAGTACCGTAATTGCATGCTCCATAGTTATCTCCCATACCGCCAAGTATTCTTCATCGCCAGTCGCTGCTGCGCGATCCGGCTCTGCTGCTTCTGGCCCATGAACGCCGACATCATGTTCTGATTGAACATCTGGGTCTGGTCAACCACGCTCCGCATCTTTTTAACCTTCTCAGCCTCGCGCGATCGCTTCTGAACGATCAATTGCCGCCGCATCTTGATCTCCCAGTTATGCGCCGTCAAAGCCGCTGCCAGCGTGCGGTCATCCTTGCCGGCATCGCCGGTGCCGTTGGCCTTGATGGTGTCGCCGTCACGCGCCACTCGCTGCATTTCCCGGATCAACTCCTGCGACCGAATCCGCAGCTGGCCGTTGCCGACCAGCGAGCGCAACTGCTCGAGGATCATGATCTTGTTCTGCTGCTGGGTGTTGTGGGTCGGAATCATGCCCGAGCCTGCCAGGAACAGTCGGGAAGGGCTATCAACACTGAGGCACTTCACCGGAACCGAACCTATTGACTCTACCGAAACGATTCGATGGCGCTTTGACACACTCAGCCGCGGTTTCCATTCGCCTTTGCGTCCCTTCGTTTTTACCGTTGCCTGTTGGCGAGCAGCCTTTCTGCTTAGCCTGAAAACAAGCATGTCGGGGTACCCGGTAAACCAAAACTGATACGCGGGCTTGCATTCAGATTTCTTCCCGCGATAGCTCAATTCAAGATTTCTTACTACAAACTTCGCCTTGATGCCGAGAGATCTCAAAAGTTCTTTGAACCCTTTGGCGAGATCAGGCCGCGTCGTCGTAAATCCGCACTGGCGACTAATATCGATCGACCCGTCCGTATCCATTAAACCTTGCAGCAGCGCCAATCGCTGCTCTTTCGAGGCTCGCAAATACGCTTCTGGAATGTGCTTGTTATCGATCAACCCGCTTGATTTTAACCTGTGTGAAAAATCCGATATTGCACGACTGCATACGGTTCGGGGAGGCGACCCGCGCTTCAGCGTTCCCAGCTGATATCCTGCCATTTCGATGTGGTAAGAGATTTCAAGTAGATCGGCTTCATTGCCAAAAATATAAGGTCGCTTGCTATCCCCATCGCCGAGCCACGCCCCTAACACGTAGGGGTCAATCGGAAGCGACTTCGCAGGTAATTCAAGTGGCTCGGCAACCGCGATCGAATAAGGCTCCCAGCGACGAGGTGACTGAAAACCGTTCATCAAGTCGACTGTTTTTACTAGCGCTCCGTTGTTTACGGGCCAAAGATGCTGATCGTCAGCGACGATCGTTGACCCGTCCTCGAAAGTTATTTCGAAGCATTCGTGGTTTTTCATAACGGGCGAGCAACCCGTGACGCGGCATACTTGCCCTCGGTCGTCAAAAATTTTGTCTCCTACTTTTAGTGCTCCCATTGTAGTCCACCCCGAAGGAGTGGGAATGATTTCGTCGGTAAACAGGCATTTCCAGTGCCATGCGCCACCGCCTCCCATCGAATCGGCGCGGGTGTAGATGTACTGCTTGACGTTCTGAAAGATGTTGCGAATGCCCTGCTCGGCCAGCGGCGCGTAGGAATTCTCGATCTGGAATTTCAGGCCCTGCAACTCGGTCAGCACCGCGCCGCCGGGGCCATTCAATTCGAGAATATACTTGATCTCGGTCAACGGCTCGGAGCCGTACCAGCCCATCACGGCGGCGATCACCCACGCAAAGTGCTTGGTTGAGATCAGCGGGTAGGCGTACTCGGCGACCTGGTCGACGCCATCGGAGTAGCAACGAAAAACCTGGAAGCTCGATCGATCGTTGTTCTCGTTCTCACCAAAGGCCGGATCAATGCCGATCGAATACACTGCCTCGCGTTGCGGCGGCTCCCACACTTTCAGTTCTATGTTCCGCGATGTCTCCGCCGGATAAACCTTAAGATCGCAGAATTCAGTGCCGGGCAAAAACATGTAGGATTTGTATTTGTTGGAAACATGCTTATCCGACTGGTCCTTAAGGCTCTCACCAGAGAAAAATACACTGCCCGTAATCTGGAATGCCTCGTCCTCGTCCCACGGATCTTCCTGTTTCTGGAACTGGTTTGCCTCGAAACCAGCGTCAGTATCACCAGTATCGCGAGAAGCCGGATCGACCAGTCGACGATACCAGGCAAGCTGTTCCTGCGAAATGGCAAAGTCGTAAAGCTCCTTGACCTTATCGATTTTCTTCTGCTCGTCGACAGTCGGCAGCTGCGTACCGTAAAACTCCCAGTCCTTGCTGTCACGCTCGATGCGCTGGCCGTCGTGGCTCCACCAGCCGATAAAAATTGTAACGCAATGATGCTCGTCAGCACGCGCCTCGTGCCACATGTCCATCCAAGCGTTAGGGCCTCTGGCTGTACTTTCCCAAATATACAACCTATCGGGGTGACTGTCCGAAAGCGATCTCCGATACGATACAAGTCCTTCGTCGTTTTCCCAGCTACAAATTTCGGACCCATGACTAAGGGTCAAACCCGCTGAACGTCCTAGCGTGCCCGACGTCTTGGTTTTTTTCACACCCGCTGACTTGAACAAAATTTTAGAATTATTAACGAGCATGAGCCCGTCGCGGTTATCTTTTTTGATGCCTGGAAATTTTAAGCGTTCGGGAAGATCGCCGATCATTGTGACGAGTTCGTCGCGAGCAAGATTCTTGTTTTCATTTGAATCGAAAACAAGCGCGCCGGATAAACCGCGGTGAATGCCTAGATAAAACGCGGACATCGCCCTAGCGATAGTCGTGATTCCTAACTGGCGGCTCTTCAAAACGTAAACGTCGTGCTTATCTTCTTCCAAGCCGTCCATGACTTTTGTGATGAAGTGGCGCTGGCTGTAATACAGATTTTCACCAAGACTAACAAACCCCTTGTTTTTAGAATTGATTCTCGCCTGCTTCAAAAAAGCGTAAAAAGCTGATTCGAACGCTTCGCGCTTCTCTCTGCTCCAGCCAGCCATCAGCGAAGCCTCTGCAAAGGGTCTTGGCCTTTTCGCAAACGACATCTAGCTGAGTAGTAATTGACGCCTGCCTCTTCGCAGGCATCTTTTAGCGAAACCGTTTTGCCTTCGAGCACTATCCGCAGCGTGTTTCGTTTATTGCGGCTCTGCATTTTCTTAGATGCCCACACACAATTGTCCGGCTCGTAGTTGCCGTTCACATCTTCCCGCTCGATAGAATGCTTTGAAGACGGACGCTCCCCCATATCCGCTAGGAAGTTGGAAAACCCCGCTTCGCCAAGCCATCGGGCGCAAACAGTGATTCCTCGGCCTCCGTAGTATGGCCACGTTTTTTCATTCGCGTTGAAGCACCGAGTTTTTATGCCTGTCCAAACGCGACGTTCGGGGGTGTTATATTTTCCATGCGTGATATTTGATTTTAGAAGCGCAGGAGCGATCGCACATCCGCATGATCTAGACTTGCCGGACTTCAAATTGTAGCCGTAAGCGACGGAAGTTTTCCCGCATTCGCATTGACACCGCCAAAGCGAATCGCCGCTAGTCCCCTTCGAGCGCCTGCCGACGAACTCCTCGACAGTCAGCTTTCCGAAAACTTTTCCGGCCAAATCCACGCGAGGATATCTTGTCATAACAGCACATTACGCCGACGACGTGCTCTGCGCAAGGCCATCACTTATCATCCCCCTACTGCACTCGCTTGGGCACTTGTCGATGCATTACTAGCCGGCGTACCCCGCCGGCGTACCGCCGTCCGTCCGGCCCATCCGCCCAACTGGAAGTGCCCGCTATCGGCCCAGCGCCACTGCGCCCCGCTTATCAGCCCGCAGGAATTCGCCAGCGTGATCTCATTGGAAGGCATCGCCGGGCGTGTGACGTTCCGTGCCACTTGGTTCACATCAAGTGCCAAACCTGAATAATGTAAGCTGCCGGGAATATGGCCGCCATGCGCAAACCCGCCCAGGAACTTAACCGGATATCCTTGTTGCTCCAGTTTGTCGATGATGCACTGGAAGGCCGCGACGGCATGAGCAGCCACATGAGCCACTGCGCCCGATTTTGCACTAACCGCTCCAGAGCCGTGCATCGCTCGCAGATCAGGCTGGTGATAGTAGTGTCGGTGGCGGCGATGATGCATGCGACGAACGTGGTGTCTGGCATGATGCATGACGTGCTGCCGTTGAACGTGGTGCGCGTGATGCTTGTAGTGCCGATGCCCGGCTTCGGCCGATGAAAAAAGGGCGAAAAAAATCAACACGGAAAACAGGTACTTCATGAAGTGATGCTCCCGAAGTCAGTGTTTGATGGTGAGAAGGGCTTCGATCCGGTTGGTGGTTGCCTGCACCGCTACCAACTTTTCTTCAAGGCGCGTCAGCCGCTCGCCTTGCGGCGCGATCAAGGCTACCGTCTTTTCCACGATATCAACGCGGGTATTGAACTGGGAAGCATACCAAACGAGCCCGCCGAACTGGGCTATGCCTATGATCAGGCTACCGACCAGCCAAACGACGGGAATGCCCTTGTTAAGGTGCCATTCCCGCTCCAGCTTTGCACTTCCGTTGTCGCTGAACTCGGTCATTCGACGGCTCGATGCGCGTGCCATTCTCACCTACCCCGGTGAAATCAACCGCTTCGATGCCGTCAGGTTCCGGCGTCGGTCGATGCCGCCGCTGCTTCGAACGCCGCATCAACCTGCTGATCGAGAACTTGCAACTGCGCTAGTTGCGCGGCATTGGTCGCCGGCGTCGCGCTCAGCGCCGCGATGATGTTCTTCACCGGTGTGTAGAGCGATGAGATTTCGTCGACGATGAACGGGACGAACTGGGTCAGCGTCTTGATGATCGAGTCGATCAGCGACGCGTTGGCGCTAGACGTCAGTAGCGGGATTAGGTTGGTGATCAGCCCGAGCAGGGCCTGGATGGCAATCGTCATTTCGAAACTCCGGGGTTGGTGGGAATCTGTGTCTGCAATGACGTCACGGTTGCCACTAACGCGTTGTAGATGGCACTTGGCCCGGCAGTGCCGGAAACAATATAAGGCTCAAGCTGATTGCGAGCGATGCGGCCGGCACGCACCGCCGAAACCACGGCCTGCCGGGTATTCAGCGCGCAGTAGGAAGGTGCCGGACTGGCCTGCTTGCAGTACAGCAGGTATTGCGTGGCGCTGGCCTCGCCGGCGTCGAAGGCATTGGCCGCCACGATGATCTGAGTCGGAGAGACTGTGGCGCCGGTGACGACGTCCCATGCGGTTTGCAGGGAGGCACAGGCGCCGAGCGACAAAGCGAGGGGGATAACGAGAAGAAGCTTTTTCATGTCAAGATCCTTTGGCGGTTTCGGTAATGTCTGCCATGGCAGCACGAGTTGGAGCGATCTTGTTGATAGCGGGATCGATCGCCATAGCGGCCAATCCGTCGGTGGCCTGCGAATTGACGGAAACATGCTCGATCCCGGGCATGGCAAGCACATCCTTGACAGTATTAAGCTGGCTGGCCAAGATGACGCCGATGCCGCTGAACATGGTGTTGATCATTCCGAGCACCATGACGATAAGCGATGCTGTATCAGGCCCCCAGATTTTGGTGAAAACCGCAGTGGAAGTCATGAGCGTGTTGAGGATGACGCCGACGATGCCGATCCACTGCTTGCCACTGAGGTTCATGATTAGGATGCTCCTGCGGGTTGCGGCAACCTGTCACATTTAGGATACGGTGTCTAGGGCAGCCTTCCAGCGGCGAAGCCACGTCATCCGGTCGGAAAGCCCGGTATATCCGCCGTTCAGGTGGCGGGTGACCTGCACCACGTTGTCGGCCTGCGCCCACAGCAGGCAGCCGCAAAGGATGAAATCGGCCGCACCACATTCCAGGAAGTGTTCGGGGGCGTTGACGAGATCGGGGTTGGTGACGAGATCGAGAACGATACCGTTCTTGGCGAGCGCTTCCTGCAGCGCCTTGTAGCCATCATGGAACGTGGTTTGTGTGGCCCCGCGGCCGCGGAAGGCGTACCCCATATTGGAATTGAGCGCGTTCCCGCCTCGCCCGTTGTAGACCTTGTTCGCCAGCAGGCGCGGGTTATGGGCATATGGAAGCCCAGAATTGACCGTCGGGAAGCGCGACGGCCAGACCTGGTGCATGCGGGGGGCCGAGTAGTTCAGGTTCTCCTCGACCTCGGTACCCGCCCCGCACTCCAAACTGATCTGCGCCATGAAGTGGGCGAGCACGAGGTTGGAGCTGATGCCGTATTTCGGCAGAACCGTCGGCACGTCGGCGGCGATGGCGTCCCGCAGCCCGGGGATCAGTTTGTCTCCGGATGGCCACAGGTTGTAGAGGGCGTTGATGAAAGCCATCAGTGTTTAGCTATTCCATTCGGCTATGAACAATCCCGGCATACCGCCACCGCCGCCGCCAGAACCAACCCCCCCGCCGCCGCCTGCTCCGAAACCAATTCCATTGACGCCGCTGCC